GATGTTTGCAACGAAGGACATGCCAGTAGCAATACCAGAGTTTACGATACCTTCCCAACGGGGGTTGTTCGAAACCGAGGTGATCTGCGACAGGGTGTTCAGTTCAAATTCAACCGAAGGATCAACGATAGCAACGAGGTTGCGCTGGGGAACCTTGGCAGTCTTCAGCGAGTGAAGGGCCTTAGCGAAGTCAGCAACACCGATAGCATTCGATGCACCCGAACCGATCATACGGTGAGCAGCACCGTTGATTGCGTTGGCGTTACCAGCGGTCTGACCCGACTGGAGACCCATGATGTCCGACTCAAGGCGCTCCATGAGAGCACGTTCCTGAAGCGGTACGAACTGCGACAGAACTTGGCTGGCGTAGTACAGATCCTGTTCAGCCTTACGGGTCAGGTAGTTGCCCGACTGGATGTACTCGGTGATCTGGAAGGTGAACTCCGAAGCGTCCAGAGCGTCATAGGTAACGGCGCTGTCTTCGGTGTAGTCGTTCAGGGTTGCGTCACCAATCGACGGGATTTTGAAGGTGTCACCGTCAGGGAACTGGTCAAGCCAGTTAACGTACTTCATACCCTGAAGTTCGTCACGAAGGATTTCTTTGAGTTCAGCGGACCAAACGTTAGTGCGCTCAAGCAACGAGAGCGAAGCGGAAGTATTACCAGCCATTTTGATTTTCTCCTAGATTAGCTGTTGTAGAACTTAGTACCAAGTCGTGCAGCATCTGTCATCATTTGCTGTTGGAACTTGGGAGAGAAGTAAAGCGAACGGTTTTCTCGACGCACCTTCTGGTAGTAGTTGAAGTCACGTTCAGAGGAGCCGCTCATGTTAGCGCCCTCCGTCCGAACCGACCCGTTGACAATGGGATTTACTTGACGGGGTTTCTCACCGATAAGCGTAAAGAATGCGTTAGGTGACTCTTCGGCAATTGCCTTAAGACGTTCCATCGACATCCCTAGACCCTTGGCCTTTTCAGCTACGATAGCCGCAGCATCAGTGCCGTATGCCTTAGTCAGTTCTTCGTCAACAATAGCGAGGTTGTTTTTCAACACCGCTTCTTGTTCTCTTTTAGAGAGCGTTTGCTCAACAAGGCTTTTCAAATCATCTTCACTAATCTTAGGAGTGGTGTTCTCTTGATTTGTGCTACCGTTATCTCTGGCCGACTGAGAGTTCCCTGCGGTAAGTTCAGGTGCCTTACCCTCAGCTTGCGACATTACCTTTGACATATACTCTTTCTTATCTAGCTCCTCACGCATTTGCGCCAGTTGTTCTTCGAGAGTTTTAATATAACCGTCAGCCTCTAGCTTTCCTTTTGCCAGTACTTCAGGGTTACGCCAATTGTCGCCTTTAGCCTGCACAAGCTTATCTAGAAAAGACTCTTGGGTTTGGGCCTGATCTTTAGCTTGTTCTGCCTGATCAGACTGGTTGGTTTCAGTCTTGTCAGTGAATACCATAAGGTTATTCCTTATCTAAGTTGATGAGTTCAAGCACCGTGGTGAGTGCTCTGTTAAAACCAATTCTGTCAGCCTGCTTATACGCCCACGATGGGCTGTCATAGTCTGCTGACAAAACTGTATCTTTGAGCATTGGCTCAAGGATTTCTTTAAGTCTGTCAAGCGTCTCTCTCTGTGATAAGATGGACTGCTTGACAGCTTCTTTTTCTTCTTTGGTCTTACACTTTGAAAACCAACTAGCCTTCATTACAGACCCTTCTCAGCCATGATTTGCTGTTGCTCTTGGAACTGAACCTGGGCCTCGGTAGCAACCTTCTGAGTATCCATCTGTTCAATGACACCAATGTTCTCAGCAAACAGCTTAGGCTCACCTAGCTCTTCCGTAAGGATACGAGCAAACTCTTTACCAGATAGGTGGACACCAACAGTTGGGTCAGCCATCTTGATCTGGTAGAGTTGTGTAATCTGTTGGATACGACGAGCACGTTCAGCAAAGTGACGAGCACCCATTGGGATAATCTTACCGTTGGCCTTGATGTCTTCTTTCGTAATCTCTTCGAAGAAAGGAAGACCCGTGTCTGCGTTGACAACACGAATAACGTCAGAGTAGTTCATGTTACGACGAGCAGCCTCAAGCATAGCATTAAGGATAGGCTCAAGGAATACTCTTTCGAAGTGACCAGTCTTATGCTGGAAGATACGACCAGCAGAGTTCATCAGTGACTGTACTTCAAAGGCTGTCTTTTCACCAGCACTACGAATACCCATGGCCTCACGAGGAGCACCAGCAAGCATCTCCATCTTTGCTTCAAGTTCTCTGATCTGGAAGTCAGCGTTAAGAGCAGTAGCATCAGGAGCAAGATAGCCTACGTCACCCTCTTCACCCAAGTAAATTCGCTGGGCAGGGGCAAAGTCAAAGTCCTCAACCTCACCCCTGATCTTGATCATGGGATATGCGATCTGGTCGAATACATCAGCACGAAGGTTTTCAAGGTGATCAATGCGGTACTGCATACCTACAAGGTTATCCAGTGGACCCATTGCATACAGGTTGTCAGGACGCTCACGCCACCCAGCATGGAAGATAGGAGCCGTACCAAGCCAGCTCGGATTCTGTTCATTGAAGATGACGTAGGAACGGTCTACAACAGTAATGACACGGTTATTAAAAAACTCACCACTTTCACCATCATAGATGTCTCCGTAGAAGGTAAGGACCTCTACGTAGTTTGACTCGTAGTAGTCAGAGATAGAGCTAAAACCGTCAGCAACAAAACCATCCGACTTGTATGAATCAGCCCCAACCTCAGCAACAGTACTGCGGTTAGACATCATACGATCAAACACATCAAGGTAGTAGGCGTTGTTTACAGTAGCGTCGATCTTACGCTTAAGCTCACCGAGTGACAGAAGGCTACGAATAATCTTTGGGGTTGACGCAAAGTCAGACGCAGTTGGGTTGAATACGATGTCGTATGGAGAAATACGCACAAGCTTAGGGCCAACGTAGTTAACGATACGCTCACCATTGGGCATATCAGTGTACTCATTTACCCAGTCAACAGTAGCAAAGCAGTTACCGTATTGAATGTAGTCATTGAGAATGTTGTTAACAGTAGTCTCGAAATTCGAGAGCCTGATCTTATTCTCCATGTAGGCTTGAATAACATTACGCTTACGATTAATGTTCGAGTCCTTGTCATAGGCTTCGAACTTAAACCACTTCTGTTGCGGGAACATAGTGGCTACGTAGTTTGCGTGAAGGTTGTCAGCGATCTGAGTAAGCTTAGGAGTAGTAGTAGAGTTTGTCCACGGAAGAGACTTATTAGAAGTCGTCTTTGTGTCTGTGGCGTAAATATAGTTACGAAGCTCTTTCCACTCTTCGACTTTACTAGAACGAAGGTTACTCCACTTAGACCAACGATTAGAAATCTCTACAGCAAGGCTGTGAGGATTCAAGACTACTTCTAGATCAATTGTAGTGCCAGCCATTAGAAGCTAACCCCTCCGAACCTTGAATTGAAATTAACAACGTTACCAGTCTGCTTACGGATGATACGACTAGGTTTAACTGCCATGTCTACAACCGAAGCAAAGGCGTCGATAACGTCATCGTGAGGTGGGTTTCTCATAGAAAGTTCTTCTTCAAGAATCTGGATATTACCACCACGATAATGCCAGATACCCATATTGTCATAACGAGGCTCAAGAGTTGCAGAGATACGCTCCTGCTTGTTACCTTGTGTCTTGTTAGGTCTGTACTCTTCAATGCTGAGAGCAAGGCCGTGTTGCTTTACAAGTTCCTTGAGCTGCTTAACGATTGCTACCTGGGCTACCGTTGTTTCTGCTCTAAGCTTACGGAACGACCACTTCGTAGCTAAGTGTAGGATGTGCTCAAAGTAATCAGAGATACGGTCGGTTTTAAAACGATCAATGTCTAGAACATATATACTGTTGTCAGCGTCAATACCAACCACCACAATAGCTGTATAGTCCGCTTTCTTAGATAGGCTAAAAGCAAAGTCAACTGCAGCAAATACGTTAAGTCTTTGATCTTTGAAGTGCCACTGTCCGTTGTCAACACGAAGAAACTTCCTATCGTAGTACTGAAACTTGTCACTACCAACTGGAACGTTGTCAGGGTCTGACGGATCGTTATAGTACTGGGCACGGAACTGTGACTTGTCCAAGTACTGACCACGCTTCTTGGCAAGTACCTTCATATCAAAACCAAACCACTTACCGTCCTTACGCTGAGTACGGGGCCAAAGCATGACACCAGTACCATCCCCTCGGTCTTCTACAGGACGCTCAAAGATTTCGTAGATATTCTCTTCACCAACCTTATTACCTTCTTCGTCGTACAAGTCCTCAGACATTTGAAGAAGATCGTTGTAAAGGTCGGCTGGGTGGTACCGGGTTCCTACAACCCACTCCTTTGCATCAGCACCTTCGATTGACGAAAGAAGTGAGTATTGTGATTTAACCTTGCTACGTCCCTCGCCAGAGTATGCGTTCTCATAAACAACTACGTCATCAAGAACAGCAATGTCACAGTGCATACCTGTGAGAGATGTAGTAAGACCACCTGTAAAGATTGATGGGTCTCGGACGTTCTCTTCTTTGCGCCTAGGGTGGTCTAGTGCAATCTCAGAGTTCGTCCACTTCGTTCTCTTACCCTCGTCTGGATTAACATGGTCAGGCCAGTAGCGGCGGTATGTGTCCGAAGTAAGGAGACCCTTAATAAAGCCTAGCTGCTTTTCTGCAAGGTTAGCAGTGGCAGAGATGTAAAGTATACGTAGTGTAGGGTCTTTAGTTAAGTACCAAGCAACACGATAAGCAATCAAACGAGACTTACCGTGGTCACGAGGATAAAGAAGAAGCTGGTGGCTCTTTGCTCCCTCTCTATCCCACCACTGACAAACATCTTCATGACACTGACCAAGGACCTGGTCTGGTGCGATAAGACGAATGAATGTGACTAGGTCACTCTCAGCCGCTTGTCTAATGTCATCAATGGTTACGGACATTCAAATCTCTTGTTGTGTGTTGCATTTTATCAACACATTTAAAGCTTGTCAATAGTAAAATTAGTGTATTGACATCTTTTGTCTACACGATGTGCACTAACCATACAAGCAGACCGATAGTTAGTTCTTCCTTGTAGATCTTTGTGATCATTCCTTATGCCTATTCCACAGTACTGTCAAAAGACCAAGAACAAGACTATTAAATATAAACCAAATGTAGTTGCTTAGGTCTCTGCCCCACACATCACCGAGAAGAAATGCGGTAGTCCAACCAGACTGTGCTATCAGGTATGTAGCAGTAAGTGCTAGTCCAACGATAGGCAGAAGTTCTCTACACTTAACAACCCAGTTAGAGTACATAACAAGAACAACGATTGCCCAAATAAAAGTTAGTGTGTCAATGTAAACTGACATGTCGGCTCCTTTGCTGTAGTACCTTGTATTTCCATGTATACATTCGCTGAAACACCAAACAATATTACTCCAGCAATAAGGTAACCTACGTTATTCTTGATACGTTTAAGGCTCATTGTCCTAAGCCCCCTCGCACAACCCATGCTACTACAGCAGAGATGAAACCACCAACAACAAACAAGACACTTCTGTCTAGCAGTTGCTGTCGTTTCTCTTCATTCTTTGCCATAATCTCTACGGTTTGATTGAGGAGGGCTATAGTAGTGTTTAGTTTGTTGATGCTAGCTTCTAGGTCATCATGAGAAGCTTCGAGCCTCTCTACCCTCCTCTCTAGGTCGTCACTCATTTCGGGTAGTTCCTGTGAGATAGTTGAAAATGTGGTCCGTCCTTGAAGGACTTCCAATCTCCACCCCACTCAATGTCAACGCCAAACTCTTTAGCTGCTTGTTTCATTGCGTCTGCAATAGGGTAGTATTGATCCCAGTCTTCGATGTTAGGGATACCATCTTCGTCTACGTCACCATTAAAAGGGTATGGGAGTAGATCAACAGCATGTCCTGTTAGGTGGCGTGAGTTCATCGTAGTGGACTTACCCTTAGAGAACAGCTCTTTCTGACGAGTAATACTGCGAAGACCCTCCCCTACAGAGAAGTCCTGTGACGAGATAGTTATAGCTTTGGTTACAACTTTCACAAGGTCTGGGTGGACACCTTGAAGTTTTTTATTGGATCGTTCACCTAATACGTAGCCCATCGAAGTATCCTTAGTTACTGAGGCTTAGTGGGCCACGCCACGTTATGCGGGAAACCTTCTTGCTGGGGAACATCAAGAAGAGCCTGACGGTAGTCCGCCCAAGCCTGTTGTTGCTCTGCGGTTAGTGCTGCCCAGCGAAGCGCATTACCAGCGAGACCGTCAACATGCAGAGCCAGCTTGTTGTTGCGTCTAGCCCTCTCTATTTCTGCAAGGCGCTCGTCAGGGAAAACCCACGCAGAACCATTCCAGTATTGTCCTTTTAGACCACCTTCATCCCTGAACTCTTGGCCCTCTGGGAGAACTGGAAGGTTATCTGGGTCAACTACGATAATGTTTAGAGTTGTCTGGGTTGCTGTATCAATTATGAACTTCTTCATAGGATTGTCCTCTTTGAATACACTACCACGATGCCGTTAGCACCGTCCCCTGCATCGCCAGCATCGCCGTCATTTGAGCCGCCGCCGCCGCCCGGAAAGCGCCCATTACCTGCTACTGCGCCGTTTTGTGCTGCAGCTCCACCGTTACCACCCCACATGGAAAAACCACCACCACCAAGAGAACTACCGCCTGCTCCTCCACCATAGATGGTTGGGGAAATACCGCTACCAGCATTACTATTAGCGTCTGCTTTCCCATAGAAAGCGTTGTATCCTAGAGAGCCAAATTCAATAGTAGTGTTAGCTGAAGTCACTGTGTCGTATACGGTTATAAACTGTGCCCCAGTAGCAGCATCGTTAGTAGTTCCATTCTCACCACCGTCAGCCAAGATGTAGCCGTAGCTACCACTTGTCCCAAACGAACTACTCCCCCCATCGGTTCCAAGGCCATTAAGAGCAGTGCTACCTGACCCTCCAGCCCCAACATTGACTGAATGAGTTGAACTAAGTAGGCCCATATTAAGTTTGTAAAACACACCCACACCACCGTTACCACCAGCAGCTTGGCTTCCAGTGGAATCCGTGCCACCTCCACCACCGCCGCCTACAGCCCAAACCCACACTTCGTCAGTGGAGACAGCATCTGCTGGCTTCGTCCATGTGCCTGATGATGTGAATGTTTGGATGTCGTAGGTTTGGCCTCCAGCAGGAAGATTTGTGAGGGCGGAACCATCACCCGCAAATGCGGTTGCGGTCACCGTGCCGTTTACGTCAAGCGCAGTTGATGGAGAGGTCTTGCCAATCCCTACGTTGCCGCTGCTGTTGATGCGCATACGTTCTGAGCCGCCGCTGTCAACAGTAACGGTGGATGCTTTAAGTTGTAAAAGACTGAGGTCATTGCCAAGCAAACCTGTAAGGCGTAGTGTCCCGCTGTTGGAAACACTGCCTGTCCCATCCGCCTGAATGTAAAGATCACCACCAGCAGAAATAATCCTATGGGTTGCGCCATCGTCGGTTTCGTTAATCCTGACAATCGGCTGGCTCCCTGAAACATACACTACGTCTAGGAAAGAACCTGAGCCAGCTACGTCGAGCGGGAAAGCAGGCGAACTCGTCCCAATCCCTACCCGATTATTCGCCGCATCCACGACCAGAGTGCTGGTGTCTACAGTTAGCCCAGCAAAAGTCGGGCTGTCATTGGGCTGCACTGCACTATCAGCCAGCGCACCCTGTGCCGCAGTAGCGTAATCAGTGCTATCTGTTGCCGCAGCCGTTCCAAGTGTGGGGAGACCAGTTAAATCTGAGTAAGCCCCAGTGGTCGCTACGGTAGCTAAATCACCTGACTGCACTGCGCTGTCAGCCAATGCACCTTGGGCTGCGGTGGCATAGTCAGTGCTGTCGGTAGTGGCCGCAGTCCCAAGACCAAGATTGTTTCTAGATGCAGCGACATCGGCTACATCAGAAAGGTTGTTTGCACCAAACATAGCACCCGACAAAGAAGCATAAGCAGCAACCCATAGGCTACCGTCAAATACTTTCATAATGTCATCTGAAGTATTGTAGTAGAGAGCGCCAGCTACAAGCGGATCACCATCATTGTCTACAGAAGGATCGCTTGCCTTCTGGCCGAGGTAACGATCATCAAAGTTGTCCAGTGCGGCAAGAGCAGCATCAGCAGAAGCACTTGCGGAAGATGCCGAGGATGCAGCGGCGGATGCAGAGGATGCAGCATTGCTTGCAGATGTGGCTGCATTGGTTTCGCTTGTAGCGGCATTTGACGCAGAGGTCGAGGCGGCACTTGCGCTTGACGCAGCATTTGTTTCTGACGTAGCTGCATTTGTTTCTGACGTAGCTGCATTAGTCTCAGATACGGAAGCAGCTAGTTCAGATGCTGCGGCATTAGTCTCAGACAGAGAAGCAGCGGAGGCGCTATAGGCGCTGTTAGAGGCTGATGTTTCTGCGTTGTATTCAGAAATACCTGCGGCAAGGTTTGCTGCTTCAGCGTCTGTCTTAGCGGCTTCAGCCTGGTCTTTATATAAAAGAGCCTGTGCTGTGTACTCATCAATAGTAGAGAACACCTCTTGACCGTCTACATAGATACCGGATGCACCGATAATAGCATTTCCGTTGAGGTCAAGGTCAGCATTCATAGCATTAGGGGTGCTACCGTCTAATGACATGGTGTTGTCAAATGCTTGGGCAATAGCTTCAAAGTTAGCATTCAAAGCTTCGGCAGAGGTGTACCCAGTTTGAATAGCTGTAGTAGATGGTCTTTTAGCCATGAGTTAGTTTACCTTTAGCCCTAGACGACTTGCGTCATCTGACAACAATGACAAAGCTTGTTTGTCTTCTTCTTCTTGTTCTTTTTGACGGAGAGCTTCTTTAGCCTTAGCTCCTGTCTCTTTGTCAAGCCAGCCCTTCTCTAGGAGAAGTTTAGCTGCACCGAAGGAACTACGACCACCAGACTTCATCTCTTCAGCTACATGACGAATAGCGATTGACTTGATCTTTACCTCAGCCTCTCTACGCCACTTATCATACTCACCCCTGATCTTCGGGGACTTCTTGATTGTCAACCAAACATCCCACGACCCAAAGACCGTGAGTGCAAACTCATACTCAGTCGGATCGTTGGGAACTAGGTTGACGTAGAGTTTGTGTAGGGAGATGTATGTCTTCCCGTTGTCTGCCTGGTGGTCATCCTCCTTAAGGGTAAACACCGCATGTTCAGGACGATCATAGCAAAGCTCATAGAATAGTGACACAGATCTAATCTTACTTGTGTCACCCTTAAACGTACCCTCTGGGAACATCATGGTTTATGGTCCTAGTATTGACAACATTGTGGTAATAATACCACAGAGTCTGTGCCGTTGTCAACAACTAATATCAGAAAATAATCTTGTGACCATGTCGATTGTTATTGACAGACCCTTAAAGAATTTGTATAATAAATTATCGGTTGCCACCGAGGTATATATACTATAGGGACTACTATAGTTCTTATCTTGTGGTGGTAGGTTCTTACGGTAAGAACTAATACAATAATCAATATCCAGATGGTAGGCCCCTTGGAGTGATCCTTGGGGTCTTTTTGTTTTCCTTGGTCTGTACCTTGGTATGACCTTGTAGGTCTGAGAAATTTTCTGAGAAAATCTTTAGGTGTAATGTACATACAGGAAGGACCCCCCCGGCCCCCCTTCGTTACCCCTTCGAACATATACGTTTGTATACCCGGCCCCATACGAATACATGTGTGACTATACCTTTGTATAGCCTGGACTACCTATCGTTGTGGAACATAGTAGAGGAA